AGAGCCGTTTAGTTCCAGCCAGCCAGTAGGAGCAACAGGGGATGCAAAGTCTGCAATCATTCCTGTAAATGCAGATGTACCGATGCTGTTCCAGCTTCCGCTGCCAGCACCGTCTGCGACATAAACCGTACCTAGTCCCGCAGAGTCTGCGCCTTTAGGTTCGTGTAATTCTGAGCCTGTCAAAGAGGCGTGTGNGACGTTTGCCATANAATTCCTTTGTTATGAAAAGGGGGACCGAAGTCCCCCGATCCANTATCCTTACGGACGCTCGTAGCGGACGGTGATCTTTACTAGACCTGCGGTAAACGCCGTAGCGTCTGTCATAGATGCAGTAATATAACCAACGTTGGTCGTGGCAACGCCACTTCCAACCATCGCGCCAACCAATGCGCCACCTTTACGAAGAACAATCTTACTTCCAACTGTCAGCGTAGCAGTAGTCATAGCGGCGAGAAGGCCGTTAAAGTCGATTTCGGTCGTACCATCAGTGCGAACAAAACCAACGTCAATCGCAGTACCAGTGGCAGCTGCGGTTTCAACGAAGATTTCAATTTCAGTAATCTTCACCCCAACAGGGAAGAAAACATTTTCGTCAACAATAGTTTCGGCTTGGGTCAGAGTAGCGAGGTTCAAAGTGAACTCGATTTCCCGTTCTTTGCCATTGGTACGGTATTCGCCGGCAGTACTAGTTACAGTCTGTTCGACGCCNAANTTCTGGCGGAGACCGCCAATATCAGTATAAGGTGCCATTAGATATTCTCCTTAAGCAACTTGGTCGGTGTCNNNNAGGACAACGCACAGGTTTTCTGGACGGAAGATCTGCACACCATACTCACAGATGGTCAGGAACTCTGTCTGCTGCAAGTCTTTGTTAAACTCAGACTGTACAGTAGGCATCTGGCGGAACGCAGCAATCCACGGAAGTGTATTGCCCGGCTCAGCCGAGAAGAAGAGGTTCGCAACGCCGGTAGTGACTGACACGCTATTCACCGTTTCCGCGATGTCGCGGGGCAGGTAGTTAGACACGTAGACGTCAAAGCCGTAGATCGAGAAGCGGAACTGGAAGCCCGACACAAGACCTTCGTTGACCATATTGCCCCACTTCGGCATCGGCGACAGCAGGTTAACTGCGTTCGTCGAATTCTCGATTGCAAAAGCACCCGAGGCGTCAATGATGGCGGTAAGGTTACGCATAGGAACGTTAGCCTTGCGGAGTGCGTACTCAGCAAGCATGAAGTCCTTAAGCGACAGCGTTTCGTTAGTACCCTTAGCAACCCAGCGATGCGCAGCACCGTTGATGNNGTTNAGGTTNGATGCNGTCTGCGAAGCNTTNGCGCGNTTGAACACGCGGGCTTCGAAGCCCTTCATCAGAGCACGGTGCTGTTCAGGGGCGAATGCCGACTGAATTTCAGCTGACCAGAACGAATCACGCTTAAACTTNTCCGAGATNGAATTGGCCGAGTACTTGTACTGGTCAATTGCGAANGTGAAGTTACCAGTATCAAACTTCTGATACTTAATAGCTTGACCTTCCGCGAAGTCCATCTGCTCGGCTTGGCCGAGTCGGGGGATGTTTAGCGTAGTGCCGTCCGGGAAATCCGTAATCGTTCTGACGAAGCGCATGGCGAACAGGTCATCCTGAAACATCCTCGTGATTTCACGAGAGTAGAGGTTTGCACGGATGAAGTGTTCATTAGTTAGGGTTGTAAAACCACTAGCCATGAAGTTAGTCTCCTTTAATGACCGTAGGCATTCCAGTCACCATCGTTGAACTCGTCTCCGAGTGCGATGGCATCTTTAAACATCTGGTCTTGGATTTTCGGTGTACGGTAGAGAGTTGGGTTTTCCTTCCTCAACTTTTGGTAATAAGCGTTAGTACGCTTCATCGTCGGTGCGAAGGGGTCTCTTCGCTGGGAGGATGTTGGAGGGCTCTGGAAGTTCTCATCACGCTTCTGACCTTCAATGCCGAGAGTTCTATAAAGAACTGACGGGTGCTTTCGGGCTAAGTCGTTGACGAAATCTTTGTCAAGGCCAAGTTCTGCTACCTGTTGTTTAAGAACACTTTGGTATTGTGGACCGTAGTGTTCGGCGAGTTTTTTCTCGACTGCTTTGTAGTTCTGTTCTTCAAGACGTTGCTGCTCACGAGCAGACAACTTCTGTTCCAACAGTTTCTCAATATCGTCGGGATTAAGGACGGGTCGCGTATCTTCCACCGGGGTGTGTTGTGTTTCGATCTGCTGCTTCTGGTTTACTAGTTGGTCTAGATATTCCTTCAGCTTTGGTCCCGCGTTGTATTCTTCTCTCAACTTAGTCCAGTCTTGACGGAGTTCGTCATGACGTGCCTTAAGATGATCGACGTATTTGTCCGCCTCGACTTTACCTCTTGCGATAGCTTTGTACATATCAGCTTCTGATTCGTACTTACTACGGTCGAACTTACCACCGGGTCCGGTCAGTTCAGCGAAATAGTCTTTGTTCGGATCGATCTGGATCTGGTCTTCCTGATTAGTATCGTTTAGTAAATCCATTAGTAGCTCCTGATTACTTCGATGAGTTCTTCTTTAGTCATAGTCGTCCTTGCGATGTTCTCGTCGGCGTAGATAACTACAACGTCAGGGCTGTTTTTATGGATGTTAATTAGGATATTCATTGCTCTCTCTGGTCTAGAGTTATAAGTTCTTTAATGGAAGCAATCATACTTGCACAACCGTTGTAGTGTGCCTGAAGATAAGCCCAATTCGGATTAGCGTAAGTTCCCTTACTACGTTCCGTCTTGCCGAGTTCTGCTTCCTTCTCGTTTAGGAGTTCATATAACCGTGATAGGACTGGCCTTGCGCCGTACAGTTGGTTATTGAAGTTCTGTCGTTCTTCTTCTGTCTTTAGGTTTTTGGTCCAAACCGTTAACATTTACGTTCCTTGTACAGCTCCGGCGAACTGTTCTTGATCGAAGTCATTTCCCATGCCGGTGGGAGTGCCCATCACTTGCATTGTTTGCTGTTGTAGAGCAGCAGATAGACGCTGTCCTTCAGCTTGTTCGGAGAGTGCGACGTACGGTACGACGATCTCACGGTCTTCAATATCGAAGGAAGTTTCAAACATCTTCGACAACTTCACACTTGAGAAGTGTGGCTGCACAGTAGCCCACAGAGCAGACTGCGACAGCGCTGTAAGGTTCTGAATAAGCTCAGCCTGCTCAGCAAAGTGGCGTGCTGCCAGCGGACGTATCCGACCTACTCCAGTAATGTCTTCGACGTTCAGAGTACGGAAGGTACTTGCCTTCAGTTCGTCGTCGAATACCTTGATTGTAGTCGATCCTGACAGCATACGCCGAGCAAGCTCAAGCATTGCATTCAAAATAGGTTCGAGAATTTGTTCTTCGAATTGTTTAATCTTGTTCTGGAACACTCGGGAGGCAGCGTTCTCAAGGCGTTGTACTTCATACTTCGTTTTCTCGCCCGGTGTGCGGAAGCCCATAGCTTCCTTGGGTGCTCCAGCCATCTCCTCCATGAGCGCTGCGATGTAAGCATTTTCGCTATTCGCTTGTAGAATCTGTACTTGGGGTTGTATGACTTCGACGTCACCTTCTTCAGACGCATAGATGATTTCTCCCGGTTGGAGAGTAAACGCTTCAACGAAGCCCTTAACTTTAATCATCGGATATGTCGCCCAGTCCCAGATATCCGCCTTCATGTTCTCGACGTGATCCATCCGGTATTGCATACCAACGAGATTTGCGAGAGGAGACATGCCCCAGAGATTATCTGGACGCTTACGCCAACTGGCGTGGAATATCGGGGGATACCCGAAGTAACTCGGATTAGGTTTCTTGCTAATTAACTTATGACGGTCAACAACCATAATGACATGGTTCTTATACAGNTCNTCNTTTTCAGTGTCNTACATGTCACCGTAGAAGGTGAGGAGTTCGACAGTATCTGACTGGAGATACATCTGAAACGAAGAGAAACCATCCATGCTATAGAGGTTGTCTAGCTGTTGCCATTCACCAGCTGCAGTCTTAGCATGTCCACGGATTTCCTTGAGGTAGTCCCACAACTCTTCATACTCTTGACGATTATCATCGTTGGACATACGATTGAGAAGTTCTTTCAGTTCTCCGAGAGAGATGACTGATTTAACGATCTTAGGAGAAACTGTATAATTCTCCGCTGTCGGGTTCATCACCTGATCAATCGGAGAGATACGTTTCACTGCGGGGCCGACGTATCCGCTCTGCATCTGTGTCGGCTGCTCTGCGCGTTGATCAACCCACTCGACAGTAGCGATACAGTTACCCATATCGATGTAATCGAGAATGATCTTGTCCATCTCGTGTTTGAATGAAGGTTGTTCCATCATCCAACGAGCGTAATTCGTTATAGCATCCCTTTTCTGTTTGCTATCCGCCGCGCGTTCGTTCGCTTCCCATATGACATTGTTACGTTTCGGGAAGAGAGTAGCCGTATAATTACTATACAGATTATCACGTATCTGACAAAGTTTCGGAATCGTCGTCGTATTCTTCCAAGGAGTGGCTCCCGACGAAGTGTGACGGGTGTCCGTTGCGAATACATAACGTCGAATCTCCTCAATGTCAGTCTTCCATGTCTGACGCATATTGTCCCAAGTAATCCACTTCTCAGCAATTTTAGTTGCTAAGTTATCTGGAGAGACGACGT